TGCGTATGCTCATGGCATTGTCCTCTTTAGTATTGTGAGGCTTATTACCAGGCTTAAACATGGTCTTGGCTGCATTGGTAAGGAGTAAATTAGGACATTTTTTGCCCTCGTTCCATGACTTATTGCCTTTCTCAAATCTTGTGTGCTTACCTGCGTTTAATATCAAAGACCGGTTAATCTCTTTCTTTATCTTTGGGTCTTTCTTAATACCTCTTTTGTACGTTCTGTTGTACACCTGAGATACAGTCAACCCAAGATAGTCTCCAAGTACTTGAGCAGGGATGTATGGGTAGAGTATTTCTAGTATTTTATCCTGTCGCATATCTTGGTAATTACAAAGTGTCCGTAAATATGAGTTCCTGCTGCCCTGAATTGGTTGACTTTCCAATGACACAAGGCTTTGGTAGGGAAGTCATAGCTCTCTGCGAGCCTTGAGTCATAATAGTAGAGTAATCTGTACATGAGTTTTTACATTTTAAGTATTCTAAATATAGGGAGGTATTAAAGGAGCCTCCCTTGTCTCCTGCAAATGACTGCTTGGTCCACCATCTCGCCATCTCTGTGAGGTCTCTATGCATTATACCTCCATTCATCCTCATCAAAGTAATTCTCAAAGTCCTGCATATCTCTAACCATGTTAGTATCCTGGATGCACCAAATAATCTCCTCATTGAGTTGGTCAAGTTGCATGTCATTAAGGATGTAGTCAAGCTCCACCTCACCAATAACTTGAGTGGCTTGTATTTCACTCAGCTCCACCTCATAGTCCTCATCCGTAATGTTAGTGATCTTGAACTCACAATTCCCATGAACCTCATCAAAGTCAAAATATGCTCTGTTATTTTCTATACTTACTTGCATATCATTAAGATTAAAGTGTGATACATTGCTACCATGGTACCCACGACCACAGCAAAACTTGCTACTACATTTAATAGTTCTTTTTTCATTTGTTTACGTTTAGGATGTCTAAAAAATCTTCAGTGTTATCTAATGCTGTCTGGGTCATTTCCTCAGTAGCTTCTACAAGCAGTTGCTCTAAGAATAAAGCAAGTGTTTCTGCGTTGTTTTGGTTGGTCTTGATAAAGTCAAGGGCTCTTTCAAACTGTTTCATAAATAATTTTTAAGTGTTAATACTTGACAAAGATATAAAAAGTTTCATATCCGCAAATTATTTTGCACATTTTTTTTTAGTTATGCACAAATTTAAGATAAGGAACTCACATTATAAGTGTAGAATTGTGGTGAAAATGACATAAAAACAGGGTAATAACGTGAAACTCACATTATAATGGGTAATAAAAGGGATAAACTACCGCACTTATGGGTGCTATAAGGGGATAATCTCAGTAAAAATAATGGGATAACCTTATGAAATGTTTTTCTTACGGGTGTAAAGATACTCCTGATACTTGGTGAACACCAGGTTATTTACCTTATTGTGCTTTTTGCAGTCTCTACATTGGAGCCAATGGTGCACTGTTCCTGCAGCTGTGACTACTTTCTTATTGTACCGGTGATTAATGCCACCACATTCTGCACATTCGTATCTATCACCACCATATTGCACTGCATAGTTATGATTTACTAAGGCATAGCTGTTGAGTTTCTCAAATACTGACTCAAGGACCTGCACATCCATCTTGCAATACTCAACCATCTTATCAAGTGCCTCTTGATCCTTGCGAAATACTATATCTTTCCACAGGTCAAGGCCTCCTGTTTCCATCTTGGCCCCTACCTTGAGTAGCTTAGCAATGTAGTCTAGTTTATTGCTGTTAAAATTGAAGTATCTTTTAGCCCATTTAAGCGTGTCTATTGTCTTAGGGGATGGCATAACACCAATGCCATGGAATAAAGCTCTTGTGCGTATCCATTTGAGGTCAAACCTATCACCATTGTGTGCTACAATCTCATCTGCTTCATGAAGTACTTTGACAAATGCCTCAATCATTTTCTTATCACTCTGTGATTTGCTCCATGTTAGGCTGTGAATTTCCTCTTCACCCTCCCATTTGTAGCATATGCAGATGATAGCCCGTTCATGAATGATATCCCCAGGGTTAATGGTTAGGTTGTATCCTGTTCTCCAGAATACTCCGACATTGAAAGAGGTCTCAATATCGTAAAATAGTCTTTTTCTCATAGCTTAAACAGCAGGGCAATCCTGTCAAGTAGCCCCTTTTGGATTAAAAAACGGAGCAATATACCTAGAATAAACGAAACAATAACAGGCCACCATAGTATTTTATACTTGACTACCTGTTTAGCCTTGGCTGTTTTCCATTGTGTATCACCTTTAATCTTTAAGGTCTTTACCCGTTCCTTGTACTCAATCCTTGTTTGCCATCTAGTCTTAGGTACATAGATGTTATTGAACTTTATTACCGTATCGCGATACGCGATGAACTTTTCCCAAAAGATAGTGTCATTGTGTACTATTGGGAATGAGTCCACAGTAGCTATGCGGATGGTATCACTATCCTGGACTACTTGCAATCCATTCTTAAGTGCTTTCTTGTAGTGCCATTGAGCACGCTTAGGAGCGGAGCAGGATAACAGGATGAGTATAGGTATCAAATATCTCATAGGCTTTGTAACATCTTAATCATTCTAGGGCATGGGTAAATATCTGCCTTATCTTTACGTACACTGTTATGCGTGTAGATCCCTGCAGTACCTTTGAATGCCTCTTTATCAATGGCAAATATCTCAGCCCGGTATGCCTTGGGAATATCATAGGTATCACACAGGTACTCCACCAATTGGCGAGTGCTTTCTATCTGCTCATCCGTATATTTGTACCAATACTTGTTACCCTTGTAGGGTGTATCTAATGTGGTTACCATTGACGGGTCCACCACTCCCTTGACATAGTTGTAGTACTTTCCATCCTTTAGCTTCAATGGACCCCAATTGCATATCTCAATACCTACTGATAGCTTGTTTAGGTTTTGGTACTTGAGTCCATGAGCAGAAAAGTCTTGACTATCTATGCCTAGATGGTAGGCCCAATGCTTAGATGAAAAGCACTGCACAATAGATCCTTTCTCACCCACTACAAATGCGGTAGCAATCCTATCCCCATTACTATTCCACCACCTAGATACAGCTACGGGGTTCCCATTGCCTGCAGTGTGGTGTAGATAGATTTGTTTTTTCTCAGACTCCTCATGGAAGTACTGACTATTAGATAGGCGTTCCTGTAATATCTTGCTCGTGTCTAATTTCATCGACCTCTTTTTTAATATCCTTAGCTCTAGCAAACAAGTTCTTCATTGCCTGCCATAGGTCCAATCCTTTCACTGCTTTGTAGTTTTCGTTTATGCTCATGACCTCAATTGATACCAGGATAAGAGATAGCACTTTGGTAAGCATGAGCTCCACTGAAAAAAACTGCAGAATAATTTTATTTAGTATGAATTGGTCTATCATGTAGAACATTATCACGGTTACCTCATACAATAACATCTTACTAATGATAGCAGATAGCCCTCTGCTTGTGATTGGCACCTTGTGTTTGATGCTCTTCCATACTCCTGTTATCGTATCCAATAGAATGACAAACCCAACAAGGAACAATAGCCCTGAGATTGGCATTAGGAATGTACTGATAACAGCTAACAACTTAAACCAATTGGCTTTCATTGTAGCGAGTAGTATGGTGAGCTGTGAGTTCATTACAAGATTAGGATGCTGTTGTTATATCCGTTCTCAAGGAAGTTGCCACACATCCCTGTGCAGGTAGTTTGATATTGATTAATGCAAGAGCAATGGTTAAACATTGGTCTAAGGTCAGTGTCCATGTTGGTGCTACCAATGAATATAGGGAACAGGTTGCGGTTAGCTAGGAGCCATCTAATAAGACGTTGCTCAAAGAAACTAGCTTTCTGTGCATAGTGCTCCATGCCAAAGGCCACCTCTGAACGGGATACGCTTGCAGAATAATCTCCGTTTTGAGTTTGAAGTCCTTTGTTTTTTAGCTGATAGGTCAACCCAAATACTGCATCCTCTGCACTCCTCCATGCAATGACAGGTTGAATGAACTCTACTAGATCTATTTCATCCGGTGTAAGAGTTTGATTGTTGTAAGCAGTCAACATGTGATTGTAGAACGTAGTGCCCAGGATAGGCTGTATCCGTAGTGCTGATTGTGTAGCA